ATTGCTAGTTATAAGAATGATACAAATGTCCATTGCATGAGCATATAGTACATGTACCCGCAAGGCGTTCTATGCTATACTATAATTGTACCATAAGGGTACATATCGCTATACGTCACACCGACATAGAAAGGGAGAATTTGAAATGATGATTATTAAAGATGCTTTCAAAAGTTTATTTGGTTCCGTGCTAGAAACCGCAGTTTTGTTTGAAAATTGTGATGGATATTCTCAAAGCAAAATATTAGTAGAAGAATGTGCAGAACTCATTGTAGCTTTATCGCATTTTGAAAGAAATAGAATGGGAAGTTTTGATGAAATATTAGAAGAACTATCTCATGTGCTAATATCCTGTTTTGCATTTATAATTTGCGCAAATATACCGCTGGATGGGATTATTGCAGAAGTAAATAAAAAATACAATAAGTATCATATTGATAGGAGTGTGAATAATGATGATTTTCGTGATTGATATGCTTAACCATGTACATGTGTATGTGGGTATGAACATGCAGGAAGCTGTGAACGCGAAAAACGATTATATGTCATTTATGGGCATTTCCGATGAGTCTATCCAGATAGAGGTGATTTTGGATGCAAATAAAAGTATTAGTTGCCTGTGAGGAATCGCAGGTTGTATGCAAGGCGTTCCGTGCGCGCGGATATGAAGCATACAGTTGTGATATTTTGGAGCCGTCTGGTGGGCATCCAGAATGGCATATTTTGGGCGATGCTCTGAACGCTCTCGCAGGTGGGGAAATTGTTACAATGGACGGAGCAACTCATGATGCGGGAAATTGGGATTTACTGATTGCACATCCGCCTTGCACATACTTGTCAAATGCAGGTGCAAGGCATTTGTGGAAAGGCCATGAATTACAGGCTGATAGAGTTAAGCTTGGTATACAAGCTAGAGACTTGTTTATGCGGTTTTTGTGGGCTGACGTACCTTTTAAATGTGTGGAGAATCCGATACCATCAACAGTATTTTGCCTGCCGCCATATACGCAGGTTATACAGCCTTACCAGTTTGGGCACCCTTACACAAAGAAAACTTGTCTGTGGCTTAAAGGGTTGCCGCCTCTGGCGCCGACAAATGTTGTGGAACCTGTTGCTACATGGTGCCCAAGCGGAAGTTATAGTCAAAAACACGGTGCACAATACAAAGGGATGTGTACAAAAGACCGTGCAAAAAATCGGGCAAAGACATTTGCAGGAATTGCCGAAGCTATGGCTGGTCAATGGGGTAGTTATATTATGGAGGTGCTTAATAAATGACAATCCGTGATTTTTACCGGGCGTGCCTGTCAATGCAGCCTAAAACAAGTATCCGTGTGTATGATAACGACCGTTGCATTTACAACGGTGAATATGGTGACTTGCCTTATACACTTGCAAAACATGAGTTTGAAACCTTGCTAGTTAATCCTATTATGGAGTGGAAATTTTATTTTAACTCTTGACAGGCACCCTATAATATGATACTATGAAATCGGGAAAAGATGCGCAAGCTATACGGACGGAATCCGGCGCACGACCTTGTAGCGGGTCAAGAGTCTTTTCCCGATTTTTGTATGTCCGTCCGCTCTGTGAAAGTGAGGTGTAAACCATGGAAGAGATTAGCACTATTATCCAGCAGGTGGGTTTCCCGATTGCGGCGTTTTTGTTGATGTGGTGGCAGAGTAACACGACCATCAAAGAAAACACCGCTGCTATTGTAAAACTCTGTGAGCACATGAGCAAAATGGACGGTGAAGCATAATGTATGTTGTTATGTATGCCGACATTACCAGCGCGCAGGCATGGATTGTATACAGCAAATGCAGGCAATTGGGTATCGGCTATTGCAGCGAATACACCGCCAATTACAATCAAAACGTTGTATGCGGCCCTATGACAGCAGGCGACAAAGACACGCTTGTTAAACTTATCAATGACCCTGCCAAAACAACCGTATTGAAAGAGGTGTAACAACTATGACGATTGATGATATTATTGCCCTGTGTCGCGCAGGCTACACGAAAGACGACCTTTCAAAGCTTGTCACTCTTGACAACGCTGCACCCGCTGCACCCGCCGCACTCGCTGCACCTGAAGAGGATGCAGGCAGTATTATTGCCGCAATTAACGCGCTCGGCGCGCAGATTAAAACAATTAACATTGCGGCAACCGAACAGCCTAAACCGCAGACCGCGGAAGAAGTGCTTGCAAGCATTATCTTGCCGCCAAAACCCGCAAATCAGAAATGAGGTGTAAACCATGAATGATATGACTATTTCGCAGGCCGCGACCATCCTTGGTGAGGCCGTTGAACAGGCAACAGGACAGAAAGTTATTACCAATATTGCAACGCCTGAACAGTTTGTTTCGGTCGCACAGACTGCCCTTAAAACAGGCTATGACCCGATTATGAACGCACTGTCCCAGATTTGGAGCCGGTCAATCTATGCAGTGCGTGATTATACCAGCCCTCTTACCAGCTTGGAGATGGATATGCCGCGATACGGAAACGCGCTGCGCAAGATTAGCCCTATTGCTGCAAAGATGCAGGACGACCAACGTTTTATTTGGCCTGTCGCATATGATGCAAAAGGCCATGCAGCTAACGCACTTGGCAACGGTCAGAGTGTGGATATGTATAAGATTAACAAGCAGGAAGTCTTGCAGACTAACTTTTACGGCACGGCTGTTTATGACCAGCCCTACACCACGTTCCGAGACCAGCTTGACGTGGCAATGTCTGGTGCTGATGAATTTATGCGTTTCAACGCCATGAACATGACCGAACGCAACAATGACAAAGAGTCTTACCGTGAAGCCGTTGCCCGTGGTATGCAGGCCAACTTTATTGCTGCGATTCTGGATGAAAAGCAGACTGCGCGTGTTGTCCATCTGTTGACCGAATACAACACGGAAAGCGGCCTGGAGCTTACCGCGCAAAGTGTATATCAGCCCGCGAACTTTGCGCCTTTTATGCGTTGGGTTGCCGCACGCATCAATGTTATTGCCCGTCTGATGGGTGAGCGCAGTCAGATGTACCAGACCGTCATTAACGCGAAACCCGTTTTGCGCCATACCCGCGCCGAGAATCTGCGCGTTGCACTGTATAGTAAGGCTTACGAGCAGATGCGTACTATGGTTATGTCGCCCACTTACCACGACAATTATTTGACGCTCGGCAATTTTGAAAGCATCAACTTTTGGCAGAGCATCGAAAGTCCCGACAGTATCGCAGTTACGCCGGTGTACACCAGCACCACAGGCGCGGTTAAGAAAGCGACCGCAGAAGTTGAGCAGGCAGGCATCTTTGGCATCATGCATGACCGTGATGCACTAGGCTATTGCTATACCAACGTGTGGAGCGCAACAACGCCACTTAATATCAGCGGCGGTTATTGGAACACCGAAGAGCACGCAACAATTAAGACTATTCAGGACAATACCGAAAAGGCCGTTGTGTTGCTGCTCGACTAACTTTTAATAATAGCCCCGTGTCAGTTATGGCACGGGGTATTTTTGAAAGAGGTGAGATTTTGAATATCACGCTATATCAATTTTCCAAAAAATTAAACAGCACCGCCCGCCCGTCCGGCACGTCAAAAGGCGTGCAAGGGCAGTTGCGGGAATCTTGCAGCATGTTAGCGCCGGAAATTGGTTTTGTGTCGTTTGGTCAAACGGAAAGTCCGCACGCGTGGAACTATGCATACATTCCAGATTTTGGCAGATTTTATTATATTGACAACTGGACATGGACAGCTGGCATGTGGTATGCGAGTATGACCGTTGACCCTCTGGCAAGCTGGCGCGATGCAATCGCCAACAGCACTGAATATATTGTAAGAGCTGCAAGCGCTGTCAACCCTAATGTTATTGATACAACATACCCAACATTTGCAGGTTGCAATCAAGCGCATGTAGATATTACAGGGCTTTTTACAGACCAACTTTCACGTGGCACATTTATCATGTCGGTGCAGGCAGGCGGAGACCAAGCCAAGTTTGGCACAAACACTACGCTACTTTGCACGCCCGGCGCAATGTATAATTTCGCGCAAAAGTTACTTGCAAGCGCCGACTACTTGCAGATTGACCCCAACGAGATTAGCGCGAGTCTTTCCAAAGCCTTGTTTAATCCTATACAATATATATCATATTTGATGTGGCTGCCTGTTAATGTTTTGCCGTCAGACCTCAAACCCTTGTCAAGTGTCCCTCTTGGCTGGTGGTCAATTGACGCCGGTACAGGGTTTTTTGTTCTAGACGAAAGACACGATAAAGTAACATGGGAACACACTCTTGCTATTCCGCGCCACCAGCAGGCAGACACAAAGCATAAATTTTTGCGCGCGGCACCGTACAGTGAATATAAATTATATATGCCGGGGTTTGGGCTGATTGATATTGATGCAAGTAAGCTGTATAATATGGATAGCTTAACAATCAGTATTGTGATTGACTTGTACACCGGCAACATGACCTTGCAGTTTATGGACGGTGACAAGCCGTTTCAAACTCTTTCTGGATGTTGCGCGGTGCAAGCGCAGATTGGGCAGATTGCAAGCATGGTTACAAGCGAAAGCGGAGTTGTGCAGGCCACTGTTGGTGGATTAGTTGGCGGCGCTCAGGCATTTTTTCAGCAGGCTGCGGACATTACCCAAAAAGTGCATAACTGGATTAACGGTGCGGATACATTAGGTTTAGGCCAAAACGCCGCAGCAATTGGCAACGGCATCCAGAGCGGCGCACAGCAGGCAACCGCAGAAAGTGTTTCAAAAGGCGGGCAAGGTGGCGTTGCGGAATATGGTATTACCCCTTATTTACAATGTAAGTTTTGGAATCTGGTTGACCAAGCCCCTGAGCACCGAGGCTATCCGCTGTGCGAGAAACGCAAAATTGGCAGCTTGTCCGGCTATATCATGTGTTCGGACAGCGATTTTTCCGCGCCTGCAACCTCAATGGAAATTAGCGCAATCCGGGAACATCTTAATAATGGTTTTTATTTTGAGTAAAGGAGTTGATTATATGGCAAGCTATCCACAATGTATCACAGACGAGAGCACAATTACAGTGACCGCAGCATATCCGTATTATTCGGACGGCTCTCACCACGGCGGCATTGACACCAAGCATCCAACTGATTTTTTGGCGTTTGCACCGCAGGCCGGGACGATTGTCACGGCGCACACTTGGCAAGGCGGTAAAACCGGTAACGATAGTTGGGGCAATTATATTGTGGTCGATATGGGCAACAAGCGTTATTGGTTGGCTGCGCATTTTAAGACACAGACACACAAGGTCGGAGAGGTGCTCAAAGCTGGCGATTTAATCGGCGTACAGGGGCAGACCGGCAATGCAACCGGCATCCACACTCATTGGGAATATTGGGTAGGCGGTCGCTCTACTCGATACCGTCAAGACCCGTCACAGATTTTGGGCATCCCAAACGCAGTAGGTAAGTATGATGTAACATGGAGTGCAGACAATCCGCCCGGCCCCGGCCCGGAACCGCCCACGCCGGGTAAAAAAGCAATCCCGGTATGGTTATTGCTTAAAATGGCAAGGAGGTACACCTGATGCAAGCAGCGCCTTATATGTACGATTATGTTAACACAGAGGTAAGCCAGCACAGTCCCAGCACTGTACACACCAAAAACACAGAGCTTCAACGCTTTTTTGCCCGCTACTTACTGCAAAAAGCAATGTCTGTTTTTAAGTGGGACTTGCCGGAAACATGGGATAGGGACTATTTTTTGTATGTTTTGTACGGCATCGGCTATATTGCTGTGATTAACACAGATAAATACGGAGTTATTCCGCAGCAGTGTGGGCTTGACGGGTACAACATTTTTTACCAGCCCAAACGCGCCCTTATCACAAATCCCTTGCTTAGAGGTTTGCGCCGGTTGGATATTGGCACGCAATGCACACTAATCAAGCTGCAACCTGATTATGGCAGCGTTATGGACTTGGTGGGTTTTTACGCCGACATGATGGCATTGACCGCGGAGACCGCAGGGGTCAACCTTGTCAATAGTCGTCTATCCTATGTGTTTTTCGGGAAAAATAAAAACGCGGCGGAGAGTCAAAAGAAATTATTTGACAATATCGCAAGCGGCGAGCCTGCAACATTTGTCGATACCGCGTTGTATGATGTCCAGAGCGGCAACCCCTCTTGGATACCTTTTCAGCAAAACGTGGGGCAAAATTATATTGCGGGTGACGCTTTGGCAGACCTGCGCAAGTGGGAAATGATGTTCGACACGGACGTGGGCATCCCTAACGCGAACACAGACAAAAAAGAACGCCTTATTAGCGATGAGGTCAACGCGAATAACGTAGAAGTAACCAGCAAAGCAGACTTGTGGCTTGACCAGCTTCAAAAGAGTTTTGCACAGACAAGCAAAATGTTTGGCGTTAAACTTGGCGTTGAGTGGCGCAACAAACCGCAAGTAAGCGCAGGAAGTGAGGGCGGCGAAAATGAGTAGAGCGACATTGTCACTGTTAGGGCTGTATCAGTACGACAACACAATTTTTAACGAGTTGGTGTTGCCGGACGGCATGGACAAAAAGTTATATATTAACAACCTACTGATGGAGACAGCAGAGATGGAAGTGCTGTTTTCAAACCCCACCACCATGCGCTCTGTCATTGGCATTTGGTCTAGCGCACATCTGGACAGCTGGAACAAGATGTGGAACACCACCAAACTTGAGTACAATCCAATTGAAAACTACGACCGGCAAGAGGAATGGACAGACAACAATCAAACTAACAGCAAGGTGCAAAGTAAGGACGTTGGCACCGGCAAAAATCACAGTACTGATATTAGCAAGGCAGCAGGCTTTGACAGCGGCAACCTTGTTACAAGCGGTCAAAATGACAATGACAGCAATAACGAAAGTACGCAAATCGGCAATAGCGAGGGCAACAGCAACGAAGAGTTAAAACACACGGGGCGCGTACATGGCAATATCGGCGTGACCACATCCCAGCAGATGATAGAAGAAGAACGCAGGGTTGCCGATTGGAACATGTACGAGTATCTGATTGACAAGTTTAAGCAGCAATTTTTGCTGTTAGTATATTAAGGGGGTTATAGCATGTTTGATACCAGATGGCCTTATACCGATTTCCACAACTTAAACCTTGATTGGATTCTGGAGACGCTCAAAAAGCAGGATGCGGCTATTGCGGATTTTATTTCGCTTAATAGCATTACCTACGCAAACCCGTTGCAGTGGGATATTACCCGACAGTATCCCAAAAATCAGGTTGTGCTTGATACCAACGGAGACGGCTATTTGAGCGTGCAGCCGGTGCCGGTTGGCGTTGAGATTGCTAACACCGACTATTGGACAAAAATTGGCAATTTTTCCGAATTGTGGAGCTCGGTCAAATTGGCAATCACGGCAGCAGATGAGGGACTCAAAACCACGGCAAGCGCAGACCGTGCAAGCGGCGACCTTGTATGGCTCAATAATATCCTATATGTCTGCACCACCGCAATTACACGCGGCACCGAGTACGGCACTAACAACACCGCAAAAACCACGATTGATGCAAGACTTGCCAATTTGGCAAACGCTGTGAGCACGCTGCAAAACAACATTACAAATATTAACAACACGTTGCCCAACAAGATTGACAAGGACACCACCGGAGACCTTGCGCAGACGGTCAGCGGCAACTATAATCAAACGGTTGACGGTAACACGGCATTGACGGCCAAACGTTTCGATATCTATACCCAATTTGGCAAGGCTTTTACCTCTCATTCTGGCGTAACATCAATCGGTAACGATAATGTCCCGACATGGATTTACGGCAAAGAGCTTCGGTTGGCATCTACACCGCTGGTAAACATTGATGATAATTACGCATATGCTACCATTGGCACAAGTGTTGATGCAGAGACAAAATTTTTGGTAAGCCGCACCGGCAAAATCCCCGATAGTATCAAACCGTCCCCCCACAGCATTGAAGAATTTCAGGAACTCAAAAAAGACGGCACCGATGATATTACCGCAACCCTTAACACATACACCAAACAATTCCCGCTGTTCATCCCGGTCGGCATCTATAAAATCAGCGCACCGGTGCAGCTCAAACATAGCTTGTACGGTGCAAGCGCGTCCCGTGACCCGGCACGCGGCAGCAGTGACACAATATTGCAGTATACCGGCAATCCGACAGCGTTTGGCAGCCTTGGCGTGCTCACTGTATCCGGCAATGATGTAGATGGCAATGTCGTCATTGCAAATCTGGATATTATCTGTAACGGCATGATTGGCGGTATTGTGTATACCACGGACGTATACACCGACAATTACATCTATAATGTAAGTATCAGCGGCGTTAAATCCTATGGCGTGTACTTGCAGCCCAGCACTAGCAAGCTGAGCCGGTATTGTTACATGGATAATGTAACGGTATGGGGCTTTAGTGATGTGCATCCCGCGGAGCGTGTCGCCGGTAACGTTGCGTTTTATTGGGGCGACAAGTCTCCCGACTGCGATTGCAATAACCTTTTGGCGATGGTGTGCCAGACCGGTTTTGACTGCCGTACTAACGTGTTTGGCTGCAACTGGATTACCTATAATGGTATTCCGGCAGGCGGCACTGGTGGCGCGGACGCTAATACATGGTGGGAAAACACCAATGGCCTTAAAGTCACTAACAATGACGTACACATTACTAACCTGTATCTTGATACTTGCCGCCGTGGCATTGTATTTGACGGGCCGGGCAAGGCGGCTGCATATATTAACAACCTGATTTACACTGTTAACGATGACACGGCAACCACAGGAGAGGGCAACGCAGCAATTGCACTGATTGGCACTAGCCCTAGTCCGCAGTTGACGGTTGATGGCGGTGTAATTAACCGCAGCGCCAAAGTCTCCACCACGGTGCAGAGCATCGGGCAATACCCGGTTACAGCCATGATGTGCAAAATCAATAATGTGTATATCTACACTAAGCGAGAGTATATTTTTACGGGCAACGGTCAGTATATTTGCAAGGCGGGCGAGCACCGGTGTATTGACCTTGCAATTACAGACCAGACCCAGTACACCGTTGATGGGCATTCGGAGACCGGAGACCCTGAACAGTATAAGGCATTTGCCTATATTCCGGTGCCGTCCGACAGCAACACCTCACAGGGTTGTATCCGTATCTGTGATCGTAACGACATTGATTATACTGTCTTTATTTCCAACAATCCGGAATCTGGCGATTTGTTTGCAATCAGCGCTTTTGATAACCGCAAACTCAATCAAGCCATTTATGGGGCAACAGCCGGCACAGGACGGACAGTTACTTGGGATGTAGTCACAGACCTTGACAAGTTGTATTATGTCAATGATGGTGCTGCTATCATCCTTTATTTTAAGCGCCCTGCATCTTATGCAGTTACGGTGCAGGTGAGTGGCTTCTTACAGGGCAATTCTCCTGTCATCCTCGACCGCATCCGCAACATGGACGGCACTCCAATGGACTTCCCGCGCTGGAATAATCATGACGGCATGACTGCTATCAAGATTTTGCGCCCTAACATTTCTTAACAGCAACAGCCCCTGCCAATACGGCAGGGGCTGTTTTTTATACTTTTCGACTTGAGATTTTCGCGCCCTCTTTGAAATACTTATCTAGTAATATTTCACAGATGGGAGATTCGAAAACCACAATATCAGTATAATAGTAAGCAAGACGGAACCACGCAAAATGGGCGTTAAACATCTGTATACCGCGTTCGGTACTTTCGTATACCGGGCAACTACCAGACCTGTGCGTGGTAACATAATATTTTTCTTTCGATTTGTGCTTATAAATTTCAAGCTCACCCATGACACATACAGGTTTATATTCAATAATGTTTTGGGGTTTTATCTGGCTGTATTCCTGCCGAAAATCGTTATTAAGTGCCATGGCACTGTATAACTTATCTTTGGTAAGACGGTACAAAGCAGTATTTGCTTTTTGTATAGAGATGGGAGAGTGTTGCAGCATTACAAGAGTAATACCGCGCTCTGTGTCTTGCCACATTTCCGTCTTGGTATCAAGCATTTTTTGAGCGCGTGAAACAAGCCCCATGTCCAGAAACAGCGGGTTTGCAATATCGTTTGCGTTGGCAAGACACAGCATTTTAAGAGGCGGTTCGCCTTTTAATTCTCTGTTACGATTAATAGTTTCATACGCGTTATAAAATGCAGCAGCTTCATTTTTCAAGGGGCGTTCGTGTTTTTCCGGGATAAATTCATCATAGATGCAGATTTTGCAATCCTCTGCGCTAAAGCCTCGCATATTGGAGATTGTGGACAGTGCGCAGGTGTAACCATACGGCAGGCCGCCGGTGTATTTGCCCTCATCATCAACATCATAAAATGCGCTGCTGCCTTTGGAGATTGGAAAAGGCTTAATGCTTAAACCCATATCTTCACAGACCGGCTTTATGGGACTGAATTCCGGCTTATTAACAAGGTCAATCGCGGTTTGCGTTCGGCGCATTAGCATAAATGTAATGCGATGCTCAAGCACATATTTTAATGCGCCGTATGTTTTACCGGTGCCACGTCCGCCGACAACCATAATATAAGGCGTTGGCAAGCCCATAATATAATCCATGTTCAGGTATCCGCTGTCTAGGTATAGTTTGTTCTTTTTCATCTTTTACTCGCTTCATATTTCAAAAGGGCGGCGGTTTTCAAGCCGCCGCCCTTTTGTGGGGAGGAATTATGTCAAGAATGGAAATGGTTAGTTCATCTTGCAACCGATATAATGACGGCCTTGCTTGCTTTCGCCACCAATGACTTCAACGTCAACACTGGCGAGGTCTGCGCCGTACTGGTTGGCAACATCGATGATTGCTTCAAAGTCGCGCTTAAACGTGCTGGAAATGGTACTGAAAGTGTCGCCCTCGCTGGTAAGCACTGCAAGCACTTCCAGCGTTTCGCCCTTGGCGTTTTCGTCCTCGTAGAGGGCGTAAGCCTCAATGTTAAAAGTTGCGCCTTCAAGCGTTTTCATGGGGCGTGAGTCGGGGTTGCGGGTCAGGTTGTACGCCTGCTTCATGGACAGATTTTCGGGAAAGCTCTTGATGATTTTCATTGTTGTTACTCCTTTGTTCGTGTTTGTGTTTTGTAGCTTTCTTGCTACAATTATATGATACTACATTTATGACCAATTGTCAATATCCATTTTCAAAATATTCATCTAGCCTGCCAATACCTTTCCGGGTGTAGTCGCAGCGCAAAAGCAAGTCCATGTATTCCGCAGTTATTCCCAGTTTATAGGTGCTTTCGCGGATAACAACGTTTGATGTAATTGACAATGTGTGACCGTCTATTGTAATGCTGTCTATCTCTGGACTATCATTGTATATAGATTCTGTTCCGCCAGCGTCCCAGAAAACAAAACCGGGCTTAAATGCGTCAATGCCGCCGTGGCGTTCCAACTCTTTTGCGCCCTCTTTTTTGTTTACACCTGCGATTGTGCAGCACAATGGGCTTTCCGGCGTTTCACGGTAACAATATTTTTTCGCGCCCAACGTGGCAAATTCGCACATATCATGTTCAGGTTCAAAAACGCCCATATAATGCATTTTGCCGGAGGGGTCAGCAGCATAAGCACCTGAGGCTTTACTATCTTTGATTCGTGCTTTGTTGTATTTTGTCCAGTCAATGTCACCCAAATATTTGACAGAATCGGTATCGCAATAAACAAAGCCATCCCCTGCAAGCTCTATGCCCTCTTCCAGCCTGTAGCGTGCATTGGCTGTCACCCATACGCCCCATTGATAGCACAAAAACGCGTTGCGCAGATTATGCGACAAGATATTTTCAATTGGCGTTTTTTCATCAATTTCAAACTCTTCATCCGGTGTGTATAAAATGGAGCGTTTGCCCGGGTCTTGTGCCATCATACCGTATATACTATTGAGCTTGTTTTTGCTTTTCATGTAGTACAATTCTTGACCGGGTACATTTTTCAGACTGGTTTTTGCGCGGTAATAATCTATTGCACATTCAATCAGTTCACGCGGCAATTTGGCATATGTGGATTGCCAACAATCATATGCCCGGAATCCAGAAAACTTGTACTCTTTAAGGATAATTGCAAGGTCAACGTCTGTCACGGTTGTTTCGAGGTATTTTGCGCTCAATATTCGCCCGTTGTCGCGGTCGGGGTCTATCACGTTTCGGCTCTTATCAATCGTTAGATATGGACAACCCCAACAGGGGTTGATTAACTCAACGTCTGCTAATGCAATACGCATTATCAACGCTTTGCGGTGCTTGTTGAGTTTCCGTTTGAGTCCATCCAAAGTTATTTCGCCAATAGGCTCAAAAGCTCGCATTGGGTACAGACAATTGCACAACACATCCGGGTAACTGCTGCTTCGGTCTGCGCTCTGGATTTTACCACGCAGCACTTGACCGGTATAATAGCGGTTGGCGTGGGTGTTTCCGCCGCGAAACGCTTCACGCAGCATTGTGTATAATTCCGCGTCAGGCTGGATTGCGCCGAGACGTTCCAGCCCTGCGCGTTTCATCGCGGCGCGTGCATCGCGGCGCACATATCCGGTAGAGGTTAGAGGGATTGTGTACAGGTTGTCATTATCGTGGCGCATTTCGATTGTCAGGGCTTCACACAGACCTAGTACATCGTTTACACAATATTCTAGTTCATCATCCGACAACGGAGTCCAGGGATAGCGGGGTTTATTGTAGTCAAATTTTACACCGGATAGTTTACCGTGAGCAACGCCCATTTTGTGGGTGTATGCATCAAGGCTCATATTGCTATGCAAATAGCTGCAACGAAATTCAAAAAAATCACCGTACATCGTGCATTTCAGGACTTTACGGCAATCAACTGCAAAAATCTCATCATTTGTAAAATGGTAAATTCCGCGCAAAAACTGAAACTCGTATGACAGATTGTGAACATACACACAGAGCTGCAAATGATAATCTTCTTGAGATTGTTCTTGCATGCAAGCTTCAAGGCTGGCACACAATGCTTCAAATTCATCCCATGTTCTGCCAACAACAGTTAGATTAATAGGTTCTGCAAAATGCCATTGCCAAATATACATGACAGCTTGTTCTATCGACTTAATGCGAGTTGTTTCAATATCAAACGCTGTCACAATATCAAGCAATTTTGTCTTTTTAGTTCTTGTGATTTTCCGTTCCAAAACAGGCAGCGCGGCGAATTTCTCTAGCGGAAAATCAATCACCGAACAAATGGCTTGCCCATTCTTCAAGGTCTTTACTTTCAATTTTAACCTTACCTCTCTTTATACGAGAATATTTGTCGGGAAAGTCACGGGCAGCTTCTTCTTGCTTTTTAATAAAATCTGAAAACCATTTTTGCAGTTTTGACGCTGGTATTTTGCCTTTTGAGACGCTATTATAAAGCATTGCAATAATTTCCGAGTCTACAATTGTATTTTGCGCAATTGCGCGCATAGACTCCATAAACCCAACAAAAGACAAAAAATTCCGCGGTGTGATAAAATCATACCCGTTTGCGTTGAGCTTGGCAACCATGTCCTTACGTTCGCGCTTAAAACGAGTAATAGAAATATCTTGACTCAAAAAGCGCTTTGCTTCAGCAAGAGCATAGACAAGTTGCTGCTTGTTCTTAATCTGCACAACAGGCGGCAACTTGCCATAATGCTTGACTTCTTCAAGGTCGGCAAATTCTGATTGTTCAAGGCGCTCTTGACGTTTACGCACGATAGAGCGGAGCTTGCTGTATTCTTTACGCAGCTCTGCTTCGGTGTGCTTATTGAGATAATAAGGTGTATACTCTAGGTCTTGCCACGCGTATTGCGTAGGTTTACGCTTTGCCAAATTCCATGCTCCTCTCCTGCAATGCAAATATTAACTTCACAACTTGAGAATCCCTTGCAATAATATTCAAATCTTCGATAGTTGCGTCACGATATACATGCGGCATCGAGCGAAATTCACCTGTCCACATAGGCATACCGCCTTTCTCTGCACTGTATACGGAAACCAAAATATCGGGGTTTAGGGTATAGCACATGCGGTAAAAATCCAGTGGTGTGATAACGCGTTTTTTCATTTTCAAATTCTCCCTTTCTGTGTCAGTGTGACGTATAGCGATATGTACCCTTATGGTACAATTATAGCATAGAACGCCTTGCGGGTACATGTACTATATGCTCATGCAATGGACATTTGTATCATTCTTATAACTAGCAAT